TTTATCGCAAAGATCAGATGCTCTTTTATTTTGATTATCGGACCAATTAGAAGTATTAACTTTAACTTCAGATATTGATCCGATTTCGACATCATTTTTGTTCATCATTCCTCCTTATGTTATTTTATTACAGAATCTCATATCCTAAGATATGTATCAATGGTAAATGTTGCCTATAAAAAGTACATGAAAATTTTACGAATACAAAGAGTTGTATTAAAAAAGAATCTAAAACCTAGTGAATTTAGCTATATAAGATTTTCTTATTTCATGTTAAGTTAAAATTACTATGGCTCAGAAAAAAATAAATAGTGAAAAAAAAATCACTACAATTGGTTTTGACACTTAATGAAAAATGAATTAAACATTGCTGTCATTAAACATTCCTCGGTAGCTCAGTTGGTAGAGCAGTTGACTGTTAAGCCAATCCTAAATTCTAGTCATAGTTTTATAAACAATAACTATGAAAGGCTTAGTCAAATCATTTTACTATCCTTGATAATCTCACAAAATAATTTGTTCAGAAAAAACAATCACTGTAATTCACTATCTAAAAATAGTGATACAACTTCTGCGTCTTATTTTAGAGTAGTTTATCATTGCTTAGTTATCTGCTGAGACTATGAAATATATATGAAGATATATAGAGTAACACCAAAAAATGGTAAATGGATTGTTCAGAAAATAGACGATAGATCTACTGTTTCTCCTAAACCATTTAGTAAAAAATCAGATGCTGAAAATTGTATGTTTCAATTAATGGCAGCTGATAACAAATCAACTATCCAGGAAGAGCAAGGAGGCGAAACAGTTGTTGATGCTTTCAAAGAATTTGCTGGATGGAAAATAGATCAATCTGATGAAAGTAATAGGATCACTGATCATTCAATGAAAAGATATGACACTGAATACAGATTGAGAATATCTAAATACATGGACAAGAAAGTTTTACTGTCTAATTTTAATATCAAAGATATGGAAAATTATTTAGATGAATGTAAAGCAGCTAAAGTTCCTTTTAAGACAATGCGAAAATCTGTTAAAGATATTAAGCATTTTTTAAGAAGAATGAAATTGCTTGGCAAAGATCCAAGTATGGATAATGAAGAGTTTGAAATTCTTGATTATCATAAAGTAGTACCTCATGATGACGATTTAATTTATCAAAAAGAGGTGGAGCTTATTGGAGATAATAAAATCAAAGAAATCTTAAATCAAATTTTTTTAGATTTTGGTAAAGATAGACATGCAACAAATGCTTTTGGCATTTTCTGTATGTTATTTTTATTTGGTTTAAGAGCATCTGAGTTAGCTGGTCTTAAAAAAGATTGTGTTGATTTTGATAATGAACTTTTAAATATAAAAGGAACTTGGATTAATCAAACTTACTACAATAAAACTAAGAACAGAGGCAGCAGAAGAAAGATCGAAATGGATAATGACAGCATTAAGTTTTTAGATGTTTGGATGAAACACTTAGATAGTAATCACAAATATTCTACTTGGTTATTTCCTGGTCTTAAAGGAGATGGTCCATTGAGCTATAAATATATTAATGCTTTAGTTTGGAAAACTTATGCAAAAATGGGATTGGCTGAAATAGAAGTTAGAAAAGATGGTCATGTTAAAATCATCAATTCTATTTTAAAAGGTCAACCAACTAAAATGTTTAGGCATAGATTGGCATCTAATTTAATTTCTGCAATGGCTGCAAATCCTTTGTTAGATCAGAATAGAGTTAAATCTATTGTTGGTCATACTCAGTTTGCTACAACAGAAAAAATCTATGGTAATAAAGTTATAGATAAAGACAGAAAAAAAGTAGCAGATGCAAAAGCTGCTGCTAACAACAATTCGTTAATTCCTAATTTTTCAAAAATTAACTAGGTATCAAAGGTCATGGAGGCTGCAAGATTGCAGTCTCTGTGGCTCTGTGTGCGAAATTATTTTACTAATTTCTTTGTTTTTTCAATTAACTTATTAATCTGCTTGTTAGTCAACATTCTCAATGCTTGATACAACACCACATCTTCCAAATGAAATATAGGCTCTGGATTTGATGGATCAGCATTTTTAGCATTAACTTGACCACAAACTTTAATAAGTTCTGATATAAGTAACGACTTGTTCATACTTATATATGTGATTTTTTTTTAGATTTGTGCCAAATTATTTTTGGAATTTTGTCTTTAAAATGTGATCTTGAATATTTTTCTTATGTATTGCGTTTTCTTTTTTTAATTTCTCATTTGCTTTTTTTAATCTATCTACCTCTTCATACAGCAATCCATTCATTTTCTTATGTTGCTTTTCAATATTCTTACAAGCAGATAATTCGTTATTTAATTTCTGGATCTGTTTGTGTAGCTCTAATTGCGATTTCTGTATCAGCATCTGGCAGCTCCTCATTCATAACTAAATCATACATGCCATTAGGATTTTCAATAAAGGCAATTTCTTTTTTAGTTTCTTTTATTATTTCTTTGCAATGATCTTTTGCTTGTTCCAGGACCACTGTTAAATTTGGAAAATTAGAAGGATATACTCCATAGATATATAAGTCATTGATAGCTGCTGCTACTCTACTCAATCCTTGGTATCTTCTTTTTAATCTTTGAACTTTACTATCTATTGGTAAATTATGAGGTAAATTCATTTTTTCTCCATTTAATATTTTCAATTTTAACATTCATCTCTTTGACCTCCTGAGAGACTGGCTCTGTTCCTTCATCAGCTTTAGCTTCATCTTCAAACTGTTCCTCCAGAACAAAACTGGCCTCTCCAGTAGTTGTTTTAATTATTTTGCTCATTAACTGTATTTCCATTATCAATGGTTTGTCTTATGTGAGGCTTACTATTAGTAAGTAAAACCTTAGCAATTTCTTTACTTTTATTTGGTCCTTCAAAACTAACTAAAACCATATACTTACATCCAGCATCTTTAGCTTGTTCCTGGATCTCTATATCTATTTTATCGCTTTCAACTATCGACATGAATAACTCCTTTTTCAATTGACTTAGCATTTATAAAATCAGGATTAGTTATGTCATTTGGTGTTACTTTATAAAAATCTGCCAGTTGAACTAATCTGTATGAACATGGAACATTTTTTCCATTTTCATATTTTTCCATTTGTTGATGTGTTACTCCTAAAAAAGAAGCTGGAACTTTTTGCGGCATAAAAGACAAACGATCTAATCTTAAATATCTTAAATTAGATCCTATCATTGCTGCAAATCTCTTTACATCTTCTGACTTATATTTTGCCATCAGTTGCCTCCATAAATTGTTTGACATCAGATTTTATTAATTCGACATCTAAAACTTTTGAGCTTTCGCAAGTTGCTTGAAAACAAGCATTAGGCAGCTGCTGAAATTTAGTGTGCATATCTACAAAATATCCAACAGATCCATCTTTCTTTTTTTTGATCCACCAAGAGCTATTATCTAATCTCTTGAAAGGACCAGTCTTATCATTTAAGAAAGTTGTCTTACTCATTGAGACATAACTTTCTCTTGATTTTCTACTCATAATAAATCCTCCATAAATGAGTTTCGGTTAAGTTGATTAGCAAGAACTGAAATAAGTCTTGCAGCTATATTTGGGGGAAACTCTATTGTTTCGCCATGATTAGATAATAATAAAATCTCTTCTTGAATAAGAGGCAGCTGATCGTATTTTTCATTAGACATCTTTCTTGCTATTGAATTTATCAGTTGCTTATTTAATTTTCGGTGCTGCTCCAACTGTTCGTTTTTTTTACCTTTAGGAAATTTAACTATGTTAGTTTCTACTTTAATCTCTTGGTTGTGGTTTTTTTCTGTACTCATTTTTTATGTACTCCTGATATTCTTTAAAAAATTTTTCATCTTTTTCAAAAGTCATCCGATGATTTAATTCTTGGTTTAGTTTCCATTCCAAGTAACTCATCGGTATCAATCTCTTCTGATTTTTCTTTGTGCATGTCATGTGATTGAACTATGTAAGCAAGAGCATCATCGTAAGTATCTTGTTTAAATTTATGTGTTGCTCTAATTAATTTTGCCTGAGCATAAAGAAGTGGAATTACATGACCAGGTATGTCTTGTTTTAAATATGGATCTAAGAGGATGGACCAAGCAGCCGCAATTTTTTTCATATTGCGATTGAATGATCCATAATCCTCTTCTCTGGATTTTTCTAGTTCAGTTAATCTTTTATTAAGATTTGGCTTTACCATTTTTACCTTTAAAATCCTCATGAGCTTTTGTGATATAAAATTCAACTGTCTTGCTCATTGATATAGGCAGCTCAAACTTTTTTTGAGAAAGTTCCTCAAGCAATTTGTAAGTAGCGATATTAATTGCAACTGATTTGAATTTATCTGGATTCATTTATGCCTCCAGTTCAGATGGATCAAAACTGGTATCAGCAGTTCCTCCAGGTGCATCAGCAAGTTCAACTCTATAGAAGGTATAAAAAACTGTTCCTTCTGGCATCTTACCTTTACCACTAGCTTTTTGTTGATAAGCTCCGAATTTATGTTTAACTCCGTCAACAACTATTGTTCCTGACATATCATAAGATTGTGGAGATTTTTTATTTGTTGCTATAAAAGCAGCTCCAAGATCTGGTCTTTCTTTTTTAGCTTCTGTATTAAAATCATCTGACATTTAGATTACTCCTTTAGTTTGCAGATTAGTTTTATGTGTTTGGAAATCTTCCATAAAGGTTGTGTAGGCAATCGGATTTTTAATCTTCAACTCTCCTAACATTGCTTTATTTTTAGATAACCATTCTTGATAAGATCCTTTGTGAGACACAGCTTCTAATTCTTTTAAAGCTGTTTGGATCTTTTTGTCTTGCTGCATGATTGCAGTTGAAACTTCTTCAGCAGATGCAATTCCATCTGAAATGAATGAACAGAAGGCCAAGGCACGTCCTACACAGCTCGTTTCTGCATTCTCCAAGGCTGAAGTTTGATTTATTCTTGATGCAGTTCTTTTTTCTTCTGCATGACCAGTAGATATGTGTTTTCCATCAACATATATATCTGCTTGCATAACAACAGTATTTGCATCAATGCTTACTATTTTAGTTACAATATCTAATGCAGTTCCAAGAACTCTTCTTGCTATTGCAATTCTTAATGCAACAGTTGCATAGTTTTTTCCATGTATAGAAATTGTTTGTCCATCTAATGATTTTTTAAATTCATTTACAGCCTGGACCAGCTTATCTTTTATATCAGCCATAGTGTTATTCCTCCTAAAGTTAAAATTAAAAGAGCTGATAAAATTCTTCTTCTAATTTGTTGTTTGTGTTGGTCCAATTTTCTTTGGATATAAAAATCTTCTAACTTCATGATAACTTCCATAATAATTTTGCTTCTCTTAATAATTCTGTAGGCATTCCATTCCAGGCAAAAGGATGATCTAAATTCATGTCCATCATTCCAGCTGCTTCTTCAATAATTTCTTCTCTAGTTAAATGTTCAAACATTGCTAAAATTTTTTCTCTTCTTCTGAAAGTATTAAACATAATTTGTAAATTTTTTTTCATTCCATCAACAGTTAAGTGAGGACAATTAGAACTATCAAAAATTGCGTAACCATTTTTTGTTGCGTAAAGTAAATAAGCTGGAACTTTAAAATTAAAGTGAGCTGCATAAGTTGCCACCTGGACACAATGATTAAAACTAGCGATGGCTGGTACAGAGGAAACAAGGAAACTCCGAGATCCATCCTTTTTAACTTTACCAAGACGAGACCATTTAGTTTTTAGTTCAATAATCTTATGAGAAAAGGCATCTTTCGATGTCGGATTGAGCTCCAAGGAAGGAGAGTTACCGAACTCATGATTACTGATACTACCATAGTCAAAATCAATCCTTCCAACAGTAGGTAACAATGAAGAGAAGAAACCTTCTGGTTGATCGATTGATATTTGTCTTTCACAAGTTACAGGACTTGCCACCGCTAGTTTTTTTAATCCAGATATTGCATGATTTATTACTTCTGGAATTTCCTCTAAATATTTTTGTTTTTTATCGCTATCCTTCTCATCATTAGGAACATACTCTTTTAATTTTTCTATCTCCTCCTGGAGAGCTGCATCTTTTGTAATTTTTTCATTTGTTGTTGCTGCAACTTTTTTCTTAACTGGATGTAATTTATAAATTGTATCTGCGTAAATTCTTTGAAGAACTTCTCCAACAATTTTGCCAGCTTCCATAGCTGCATTAGATGGAAGTAATTCTCTTCTCATCTTCTGGTCCATAAATACATACTTGAATAACCAAGCTGCATCTGGAATAGCATATTGTGTTGGGGAGTAATGATTGATTTTTAATTTTCTTGCAAAGGTAGGTAGAGTTTTTTCTAAAGCTTCTGCTAAAGGATCTGAAATTATTTTTTCAGTTATTGGATTTGATTTTATTATCATATGAAAAGACATATAATATCTTTGTCTATTGATGCAATGATAATTAGACTGCTAGTCTATAATGGCTTACGATCTTTTCAGTTCAATCACTTCAGCTGTTTCAGTTTTTTCAGCTACTTTTTTCTTATAGATCTTAACTAATCCAATGTTGTTCTTCTTGTAATGTTCTAAATCTGACATCCAGAAACCAGCAATACCATGTAGATAAGTTCTTTTAGGTATTGAACTTTCGTGCATGGTGCAACTTTTTGTGTATCTATATTTTAATTCTCCAACAGTCATAAATACAAATTCTGCTGCTTCTCCATGATTTAATCTATATTCAATTTTACCAGTTGATGGATTTAATTTTTTCTTCATGCTTTCTTTTTTATTCTTGCTCTAATTCCTTCTTTTTGAGTTCCTCTAATTTCTAATAAACCTCCGCTGCCTGGTGTTGTTGTATTAGGAGGATAAAACAAAGATCCAATTCCATTAAATAAATTTTTCTTATCTTGTTCTCTTAATTTTTCTTCCATTTCTTTTAATGAAATTTCATGTTTTTTAATTTGATATTCAATTTCTTTTTTAAGTTTATGTTCTAATTCATGAGCTTGTTTTTGATATGTAAGTTCTTTAATTTTCATTTGCTCAATCATTTTTTGTTCAGCCATTCTTTGTGTTTTAAGAATTTCATCATTAGACTTAAATAATTTTGATGAGTGTTTATCTTTTTTAATTTGATTAGGATTTACAATTCCAACAATAGGAGATGCAAACGATGGAGTAATATTATTTATAATTATATCTCCTTGCTCTGGCATACTTTCTTTTGCGTAAGGATCTGGATTTAATAATTTAGTTTTACCTTTGTACTGTTCTAAAATTCCAATGTAATATCTTTGCTTTTCTCCAAATCTTAATTCTTTCATTAACTCATCGTCTTGATCGTCTTGATCGCCAACAATAGATAATCTTCCTAAACAATCTTGTTTGACATCGGATGTTGCATAATAAAATAAAACCATTCCATCTAAATAAGATCCAGGAGAATTAACTTTAACTGCTTTAATATCTGGTCTGTAAATATCTCTAGGACAAACAACATATTCTCTTTTATCAGTTACAGTTACACATTCGCCAGGATTAAAAGGCATGTCATGATCTTTAAATTTTAAAAAATCTACTGTTGACCAAATTGGAATTTGAGGAGCTGCAAATAAAATATCTGCTGGATCACATCCAAAAAATCTTGCGTAAGCAAAAGCATGATCTCTTGTAATTTCTCTTTGACCTTTCATTTGCTTTGATACCATTGAAATATGTAATCCAACTTTTTCTGCAATTTCAGAAATATCTTTTGTTGAAGATCTAATTTTATCTGCAAGGATTTGATTTGGATTTTGATAATTAAAAAAACCTAAATCAATAATTTCTTTTTTACTTTTATCAAATTTAATATTTACACTTGGTGCTTCCACAAAATCTGCTTTCTTATTTTTAGTTGGTATCTTTAATTTATCTCTGGATTTTCTGGCAATAGCTTGTCCTAAAGTTGTTAAATTATCTCCATAAATAAAATCTAATTTTGTATTAATCCAATCTGCTTTAAAATCTTCTAATCTATTATCTGGTATTGCTTTTAAAACTTCTGAATAAACAAAATCTGCAACTCCATCAAAAGTTCTAACAACAATTTTTTTATCTTTAACTTGTAAATGTAATTTTACTCTTGCGTTTTGTTTGGCATAGAAAATTTCGTAGTGATCTAATTCGAAATACTCTCCTCTATTCAATGGTCTTGGAGACCACTTTTGGATCATTTGTGTTGCGTTATCTGGAACTTTTAAACTCATATTTTATATAAGAGATTTATATAACACCTTGTCTGCGAATTACAACATTATTAGACTATCAGTCTTGACAATTTATCTGGGGAAATTATAGAGTTTTAATGGCTAGAAATGAGCAATATCCAGGAGTTTTAAAGACACCATACTCAATTTGGCATAGAAATCAGCATAATGGCATCGCATATAGCGATATTGATAAGATTTCTCAATGTCCAGCATGTGGAAAAGCCTTATTTTTAGCTGATTTAATCTTCAATGCAAATGACCAGTATAAAACAAAGCCTTTTTATACAAAGCGGATCTATTTAGAAATTGCAACAGCTCTACAAATACCTTTTTTTGAATTGTATTACACAACAGAAGGCAAAGCAGATAATGGACCATTAGAGAGCCTCTCTGTTCGAAGAATAGCTCCATCTAAAGGAGAGCTACAACACATTAGTTTAGATAAATGGTTACAGTATTTAGAATTTAAGGTCCAGGAACATAGCAAGGTTTGCCAATCAAAAGATTACTTACTCAAAAGAATTACTGAAGATAACGAACATAATAAAAATTTTGTAAGGAGGAATAACTATGTCAAAGTTTTATCTAACAGATCCTAATATTATTAATGCAGCATTGACTGATAAAGAATTTAGAATTTATCATTA